CCCGAATGTCATAATCCGCGTTATCATTATCTCAAGCCTTATCAGCTATCAATATGAAAACGAATGCGAAAAACGATTCGGGTCGCTCCGGAGTCACTGCGAAAGCAGTTCCTCCCGTTCAGGAAATGGGCATCCTGGTAAACCAAGCCCCCACTTCAGTTTCGACAATTTCCAAATGGATGCGCAGCGATGCACTTCTATGCGGATTGGATGCCCCCTTGTGGGACGCCCAAATTGTCAGAGACACATACGACGAAATTAACACTCTCGTCGGAAGTGGTACCTCGGCACCTCCTCTCGACTTACTCCCATACGACTGCTTTATCAAGGCAGCCCATATGACTCAATGGTACACAAATACTGTTGCTCTATGGCGTACTAGTCTTAACGGATTAGATTACGGGGAATATGCAAACAAACAAACCATGGACGGGATACTGGGTGCGCTTAACACGCGTACCAAGTCTCTCCTTGTGGGGCGGTTATGGGCATATGCACGATACGGGTTAATGGAAAAGTTTTGTAAGTGGGCTACGGCGACCTTATGGGCGTCTATGCTTAGACAGACTGAACTTCCACCCACACCTGACTTCGTGGTGAAATCAAACGGCAGTCACTTGACATACCTCTTTGATAACTCACACTGGAATCAATTGTGTAGTTCGATTCAGAAGTCTTCGGATAAAAACCGGAAACTACAACTGGAGAAGATTATGATCACATTGACTAAGGACATATACATGACAAAGAACGCCTCACTAGCTGTGGACAATTCTTTTGTAAAAGAAAACCTGGAAAAGCACAAGAAAATCATGTGTGAACCCATGGCCGAAGACCCTCTCAGTGACCGTATGGAAGAGCTCATGTTTGAAGCCATCCAACAGTGTGCTGATGATATCTTTGGTAGGTTACCTATACAAGACGATATTGTTAAGACAGTAAAAGGAGTAGAAAAGACAATAAAAACAGTCCCATTAGAGGTCAGTCCTCCTTCAAGGCTTCCATCCCTAGGCGCCTCGGTTAATAATAACCGAACCAAGGGGGGAGCTGCCGGTGATCTTCTTAGAACACACGGCGAGAAGTACCTACTACCTGAACCCCAGTCTGGCTATTTACATAGTTACTGTACATACAAAACACAGTATACAGACGTCCGTACCCCTCATGACCCGGAACTTTATTCCGAGGCGGAGAAAGCTTCGCGGTTGAC